ATCAAGCCAGCGCAGCCGGCGGCAGGCCGTCGAGCACCGATACGTTGGTGCCTTGGCCCTTGCGTCCGCCGCGCTTCTTTATGCCGTTCGATATCTTTGCTCCCCATTCAGCGGACATTCTCATTTTCGCCATTCGAACATCGTAGGCCGCTCGCCATACCGGATCAGCAAAATGTCGCTTCATCACTTCGCCATGGCGTCTTTTCCATTCTGGATCGGCAGCACGCCGACGTGCACTAGCCGACATCTGCGCTCTCACTTCAGGGGCCGCTTGGGCGATCGCTCGCGCAACCTCATTCTTCGCGCTCCACGCTCTGTCAGCATGTAGCTTTTTCGATGTCTCTGACATTCGACGGCGCACATCAGGATCGGAAAGATACCGAGATAGCGCCGCCGAATTTTTTGCCTGCGCCACTGGATCCCGATGAACCACAGCAAGCCGCTTCGCGTTCGCCGCTCGCCACACCGGGTCTTGGGCCCTACGTCTCGCTGACTTGGTCGTTCCCCAAGTCCCTGGACCGACGCCGCCCTCTCCTTCATTTCGGCAAAATAGGTCAGATCGGATCACTTCGGCCGACACCAAAGCCGCCTCAGCTATGAAGGCGTCTCCCTCGGTCGCGAAGAACTCCACAACCTGAACAATCAATTCTCGGGGGCGGCGATGCCGACGGACCCAATTCCCCGAACCGAGGTAGCCATCCCTCAATCTCTTCGTCGAATGCTTCCCTCCGTACCATTCCATCGTGTCGGGATGAAAGGTGACATAAGTATAATGCCAGAACCCTTCAGCATCGGGCGGCGGCGCGGTCGTTGGCAGCACCAGCCTGCCGCGCACCCTCGGCCGAGGCAACGTCGCCGACATCAAGTCGGGGTCCCCTTCTTTGGTCGCTTTGCCGGCGACCCGAGAGCGGCCAACGCCATAGCGACGCCAAGCATCTCGGCGTTCACCAATTCCCTCTCGTGCGCCAGTTTTCGCTCTTGCAGGGCAATTTCGTCGATCTTCGCTTGAAGGGTCGCCATCTGCGCCTCGACACGCTCGCGGGCCGTCTTACCCCTTTCCATTGGCACGTCCTTTCTTTTTCTGCGGCTCATAACTCACAACCGGCTTGAACCCCAGCGCGGCGCAGATCATTGGACCTGGCCGCCGCCGTCCCTTCAGAACGTCGCAGACATACGACTCGGAAATACGGTACCGACCGGCCCAGTCTCGTTGGGAACCAGCCTTCGCGCATGCCGTACGCAACAAAGCGACAATTTCGTCCGTCATCATTAACTCTCATATAGGGGCTTGCGCCGTTCCGCGCAACTGCGTATTTGTTGCGACATGCCGCTTCCAGAAACACCAAATCCAGGCTGGTATGCCACACGCTTCAAGCGCGGCGGTCCGTTCGTCGCGTGCCGGATCGTGCTCGACGATGGTTTGTGGGCGTTCTTCATCAACGGTAAGCTCGATGGCCAACCTCACGAGGACCCTTGGCGGGCGTCCCCACGCGCTGAGTGGATTGCCTTCTCGCGGAAGAAACTCACGCCTGAGGAATACGCCGCCATGTTGGCAGCGGCAGACTCCGCCTCGGTCGATGACCCGTTGGCGCGTCCGGGCGCCCCCGTGGACCTGCGTGCTGCCCCACCCCTGTATCGCAAAAAGGAGACAAGCCCATGACCGCAACCACCATCGCGATCGCAATCAAGTTCCGCTCGTGGAGCGGACGCGCCGCGCTCTCGATCGACGTTCCAACCGGCACGCCAGAACGCTGGCGCATCCAGACAGCATTGCAAATAGCAGTTAGGGCCGGTGCCGACCTGACCGGCGCCGACCTGACCGGCGCCGACCTGACCGACGCCGACCTGACCCGCGCCAACTTGACCAGCGCCGACCTGACCGACGCCAACCTGACCGGCGCCAACCTGACCGACGCCGCTCTGCCCGGCGCCGACCTGACCCACGCCAACCTGACCCGCGCCGACCTGACCCGCGCCAACTTGACCCGCGCCCACCTGACCGGCGCCCACTTGACCCGCGCCCACCTGACCCACGCCAACCTGACCGACGCCGCTCTGCCCGGCGCCGACCTGACCGGCGCCGACCTGACCGACGCCAACCTGACCGGCGCCCACCTGACCGGCGCCCACTTGACCCGCGCCCACCTGACCAGCGCCGACCTGACCTCTATTAAACAGGACACGATCGCCGAAATCCTACGGATGCCCAATGAACTCGATGCGCTACGACTCGCGATCGTCGAGGGGCGGATTGATGGCTCGACTTATTCTGGAGACTGCGCCTGCTTGGCTGGCACTCTTGCGAAGGCGCGCGGGATTACTGATTATGACGGCGACGACATCACCAATGGTCTGACGTTCCACGCTTCCGCGTCATCCCCTCGAGAGCGGTTTTTCACAACGATCCGACGCGGCGACACACCAGAGACAAACGGTGCCGCCCAGGTCGCGCTCGACTGGATCGATGAGGCGATCGCGATCCGCGACAACATCCGAGCGACGGCAGGGAAGGCAACCACGTCATGACCGAACGCCGTATGATGGTGACCATTGGCTACGACCACTATGTCGGGCACCCAAGCGATATCGCTGAACTCATCAATATCGGTGACCGGCTGATCCGAGTGGAATTCCGAAACGGCAAGCACGACAAGATGCACTCGCAGGCAGAACAGCGTTCGCCTGTCAGCACAGTGCAGTTCATCCAATGGGATGGCGAGCCGGTCGAAGAACAACCGAGCGCGGCCACGCCGAGAGCGCCAGACGAGATTGAGCCGGTGCCAGCGCGGGCTCGTGACTTCTCGAAATGGGAAGACTGGCTGGCTGAATGCCGACGCATCGAGGGGAAAACGCAATATCCCGAGACGGAGAAGCGGCTGCGGACGTTCTTCGACGCCGGACAGACCCCTGAAACAGCTATCGATGAAACAGCTATCGAAATTCCGTTCTGAGGGTGAAGTGATGGAAGCCGCCGTTCCACCGACCGACGAGCACATCTACGCCGCGAGCCAACTGGTGGCGCAGTTGGAGCACGGAGATGAAACGCACCGAGAATGGTTGCGGGAACGTGCGATTCCACTTCTGGCGGCGGGGTTAGCCGAAGCTGAGGAGGACGGCCGGCGCCGCAGTGCTGGAGGCAACTCTCCCCCTTCTGAACTTCTGCCCGAGCGGCTGATCGACCCCACTGCTATCGCCCCACTGCTCGATGCCAACTACGGGCCCCTGAAGGCGCGCAGCGCGGAACTCACCGAGGCGGCCGAGGCGTGGAAGGCCGACATGGGGTGCGTCACCGTGACCGACCAGCAGGCCGCAGCGGAGTTGGCCGATCTGCTTCAGCAGATCGCCGACTTCGCTCAGAAGAAGGACGATGCCGAGGTTGAGGAAACTCGGAAGAAGGTGAAGAAGCCTGTTTTTGAAGCCGGCAAAGAAATCGACGGCTGGTTCGCTGCGCTGGTGGAGCGGTTGCAGGAAATTGCCGGATTGCCGCCCTATAGCGCTGGCGCTGGCACCATGCAGAACGCCTTGAATGTCTGGGTGCGCGCGGAATCTTCCAGGAAGCAAGCTGCGGCACAGCTAGAGGCTAAACGGCTCGCTGACGAAGCAGCAGCAGCCGTCGAAGCTGCGCGCCAGGCGGACCCCGAGCAGTTCGATGATGCCCTTTCCACTGCCATGGTAGCCGAGGATGTCGCGGCACAGGCGGCACAACATGCAGCGACGCCAGCGAAGGATCTGGTGCGCACCACGACCGCCAGGGGCACCACGCTCGGGATGCGGGCGAATTGGAAGTACACGGTGACTGACCTGATGTCCTTGGTGAAGGCGATCGCCGAGGGGAAGGCTCCGATTGACTTCGTCACCGACAACGACAGCGTCATCAACGCCGCCATCAAGGGCGAGAAGGGCCGGCGCGAATGCCCGGGACTACAGATTCGCAACGAGGCAACCGCAAGCAGGAGAGGCGCGTGAGTCGTTATCCCAATGCCGACGTCGAGCGCTTCGACCAGCAGTTCGCCGAAACGGAATACGAACGCAACCACCGCCAGCGCACGGCGCGCGAGACCAAAGCAAAGGAAAAACCGATGACCAAGTACGCGTTTCTGGATGTCGAGACGAGCGGCTTGTTCGACTTCAAGAAGCCGGCGGACGATCCGAGCCAGCCATACATGGCGTCGTTTGCCATGTTGCTGACGGACGAAGCGTTGGAGGTGACGCACACCATCGACCTGCTCATCTATCCTGACGGCTGGGAGATTTCACCCGAAGTCACCCAGATCAACGGTCTGACGACCGACGCGTGCCGCCAGAATGGCGTCCCTATCACCGAGGCGATGGCCGCATACACCGAGGCGGTGCGGGAAGGCTACGTGATGGTCAGCTACAATGCCCAATTTGACCTGAAATGCTGTCGTTCGAGTCTTCGCCGTCTCGGACTCCCCGACCTGTTCGAGGAAACGCCGAACATCTGCGCTATGCGGGCGTCGAAGTCGCTGGGGGTCGAAAAGCAGGGCGCGAAGAAAGGCGGATTCCCCAGGCTAACGGATGTTTATTTCCACTTCTTCAAGAGGCCCATGGAAGGCGCGCACACCGCCCTGTCGGACGCTACTGCTTGCCTGGAGGTGTTCCGGGAACTGATGAAGATCGGCGCCTGCCCACCGCCAGCGGTGCACTACGCCAAGGAAAAGCCAGAGGCGAAGGCCAAGCCGGCAGATGACATGGAGGTGTCGCCGTGAGCGATCGAACGCAGAGTAGCGCCAGCCGAGAGCAGGCTGGCAAAGAGCAACTGATGGTTCTTCTGTCCCAGGCCGAGCAGAAGCGCGTCGAGTTCCAGGCGCTACTGCCGTCGGAAGTGCCGTGGGAGGTGTTTAAGGACACCTTCAAGATCGCCATCCAGCGCAACATGCGATTGATGGAGGCGGATCGGCAGAGCCTTTGGGTGGCACTCCAGCGTGCCGCGCTTGACGGGTTGAAGCCGGATGGCCGCGAGGGCGCCTTGGTCATCTTCGGCGACGACAGCGAGGATGAGGAAGGGCGCGTCGTCCAGAGCAATGCCAACCGGAAGAAGATGGTGCAGTGGATGCCGATGGTTGCCGGCATCATTAAACTGGTCCGCAATACGGGCGATGTCGCTGGCGTGCACGCCACGCTCGTCTACCGCGGCGAGGAGTTCAGCTACGTCGAGGAAGACGGCGAGGTCCACTTCCGCCACGTTCGGAAGATGGACCCCGACTTCGACGACAGCCCCGCCAATATCGTCGGCGCTTATGCGGTGGTGAATTACAAGGATGGCACCTGGGAAATCGAGCCGATCAGCCGTCGCCAGATCGAGCGCGTACGGGCCGTCAGCAAAGCGAAGAAGGGGCCATGGGGCCCGTGGTATGACGAGATGGCCAAGAAGACGGTGCTGCGGCGGCTCTGCAAGCGTCTGGACCAGTCCCCCGTGCAGCGGGTGGTTGCCGCCCTCGACCGGGACGACGAGTTGACCATCGATGGCGACGCGCCTGAACCGGGACGCAACCTGGTGCCCGCGCCACCGCCGCCAAGAAGGAATTCAGGAATTGCTGGGGAGGAGCGAGAACGGCACCCCAGCGATCGTCAGCCTATCCGTGGGGACGTTAACAACACGCGAGGAGCCGAGACCAGACAGGGCGTAGGCTCGGCCGCGACACCTGCCAGATCGGGAATCGGCGACGGCCCAGATCCCGTGCCTCCTGCGGACGAACCGAGTGGTGTGACTTCGCCGGGTGGAGAGCAACCCGGCACCTTCCTCGTCTACGCGACCGACGAGTTCGGCGAGCCGGTGATGAACGGCGGCGAATACCAAACCTTCACCACACCGCTTGCCTTCGTCCAATGGTTCGAAGGCGTCGCAGCAAAGGCAGCCAATGTCACTGCCCTGTTCGAGCACAACGCTGATGCGATCGACGAAGCCATGGCCGCCGACAAGTCGCTCAGCGTTCGCCTCGATCCACTGCTGAAGGTCGGCGGTGAGCCGACGAAACCTGATGACGGACCACCGCAGCCAATCCCTGCGCCAGCAAAGACCGCTTCCAAAGGCTGGGCCGATTACCTTGAAACCGCCCGGGCGCAGATCGCTCAGATCCAATCCGCCGACGGCCTGGCAGACTGGAAGCACCTGAACATGGATACCTATCTCGGGAAAGCCGCCGAGATCGGGATCAATAAGGCAATCGCCGAGCGATCTCTGGCGTTCCCGCAGCCAGACCGTGACGCAATCCAGGCCGATGGGTTCATCGCCGGCATCAAGGCATGCGCAACCCGTGCTGCGCTGTCGACCTATCATTCCAACGGGGCGTTCAGCTTCAAGATGGACCGTTGGAAGACGAGCCACCCGCAGTTGTGGGAGAAGGTCAACCGCGCCGGCGAGGACAAGCTGGCGGAATTCAACGGAGGAACAGCATGACACCCAAGGAGATCGCCGCAGCCCTCACCGGGTCGGAATACCCGCTGAAGATCGCGAAAGACATCAAAGCCGCAGCCAAGGCGGCTGGCATCGTCATCGTCTACGGGGCGAGTGACGACCTGATGGAGTTCGACGGCGCAATCAGCGATGAAGCTGGCGCATGGGAAGGGGCGACCGTGCGCGTCGATGCCGCCGGGTTGATCCCAGACTTCGATCAAATCGACAAAGACGACAAGGAAGAGTTGCGCGGATACTTCAAGCGCGAAGGCGGCGGGAAGGAGATCGAAGCGCTTTGGTCCAAGGACGGTTACTCCTGGATCTACAAGACAGATCTTCCGCACGAGACGTTCGAGATCGTCGAAGAAGGCCAACCCTACTGCCGCGGTATCGTGTTCCTCCTGGCGGACTGCACCTGATGCCAGGCCGTCATCCGTCCGACACGGAATACGATGAGGCCGACCGGTCTCGTCGGTCCTGGCGGGAGTCGGAAGCTGCGCACGAGCGTCAGGATCGGGAACGCGTGCCTATCGAAGGCGAGCGCGGGCCTGCGCTGCGGATGGACGCCACCGATGCACCGATCCCTGCTGATGGGAATTATATAGTTGACTCCCATGGGTAACAGAATTGAACGGATTGGAAGCGCTACGCTTTACCTGGGCGACTGCCTGGAACTCCTGCCAGGTCTCTCCGGGTTCGACGCTGTGATCATGGACCCTCCCTATGCCATCCCCACACAGGTTGCGTCGAACCGGGTCGCCGTACGGTCGGTAGGCGACCTAAGTCTGATCGAGGCGACGTTCCGTGTGGTGTTCAACGCTGTGGCCGATGCACTAAGGCCAGGCGGGAGGGCGTTCTGTTTTTGCGATGGAGCCTCATATCCAGTCGTCTATCGGGCGGCATATAACCGATTCTCCCTCGCGTGCCTTGTCTGGGACAAGGGGCGTATTGGCATGGGCCGGGAGTTCCGGAAGTCTCACGAACTGATTCTGCACTGCTGGACCGGCGAAACACCGGTTTTCTCCGATGGCGTAGGGCGCCCCGACGTGTTTCGTTTTGCCCCAATCGGTGAGGGCCGTGAACACCCAGCCGAGAAGCCCATTGCACTGATCAATCATCTGTTGACCGTGTGCCAAGGTCGTATCGCGGACCCGTTCATGGGCGGCGGTGTGGTTGGCGCGGCGGCAGTGTCGCGGGGGCATGAATTTGTCGGGATCGAAATCGAGCCAAAGTACTTCGACGCGGCGTGCCGGCGAATCGAGGCCGCCCATAAACAACGCGATCTGTTGGCGCCGATCGAAGCGGAGGACAGAGTTGACCTTAAAATCGCGCAGATGAGGCTTGCCGAGATAGAGAACCATCCCGCGCGGATCATATCTGGCGCAGCGTTACAGGAGCGGATGGACGATTGGCTGAAGGACCCAGGAGAATGACCAAGCGAGGGAGTAATGTATATAATTCCCCTAAGGAAGTTGTCGCTCATACCGGGATCACTCCTGCCAGGTCGGTGACCAGCCGCTTGGCGATCGTCGGGTTGCCCATCTCGGGGCCGATGATGCATGGCGCGCCGGTTGCGGAGCATGCGTCACCCGGCCCGATCGCGGCCATCGTGTTTTCCACGTCGAGCATGGCGCAGTAGCAGGCGACGTGATGGTTGCACAGGATCGAGGTGCGGATGATCGCCTCTGCGTTCGCCGGCGTTAGCACCGTGCGGCGCGGCAACGGGCTGTAGTCCGGCCCGAGCGGCGTCCGCGGCACGATGTCGAGGATGTAGTTGAACAGCCGGTAGTAGGTCACGCTGCTGTCGAACAGCCGTGCGAAGGCGGCATTCCCAGGGTGCGGGGATGCGAACAGGCAGGCCGACGCCCGCTGGCCGAGATCGCCTCGCGCCAGATCCAGCGTCAAGTAGCTCGCCAACGCGCTGCCGAGGCTGTGCCCTACGACGGTGATGGCGCCCATCCCCACCAGCGCGGCGACGCCCGCCACCAGCGGCCCCAGCGGTGCGCCGGACGGGTCCACAAGGGCCATGCTCTCATACAGCGCGAAGAACCCCTGCTCGACCAGCACCGGGTCCGGCGGCCCTGTCAGCGCGACCGGCGTGCGGTATGGCATCGCGACGAATAGGCCGTCTTCGCACCACTCGACAAAAGATTCGGTTCCGCGGATCGCGGCGACGAACTCGCCCACCGCGCGCTGCGCCACGAAGCCATAGAAAACCGTCTCCGGCGCCATCCGCAGCGGCCCGGCGCGCAACACGGTATCCTGGCCGGTGATGTAGGCAACGATCATCCACCCGGCAGCCGTCACCCCGGGCGCTGCGGGCGGCGTCAGAGAGCCGTGGATCGGCGCCCCGCCCCGGTCGAACATCGCCTCCGCTGCGGCGACCAGGAGGCCGAACTGCGCCGCCTGGGCGTTGGTGATCGGCACGGGCGAGGGTTACAGCCCCGCCGGCGCCGCCGCGATCGCCAGCCCTGCCGCGAGCGCCGCCGGGAAGCCTGCCGCCGATGCGCCGGCCTGGTTGATGCTGTGCAGCTTGGCAATGCAACCGGTCTCGATCGTGGTTACCGCGGCATTGAACTGCGCCGACCCAGGAGCATACAGCGACGCGATCTCGGCGGTGGTGAACACGCCACCCTGACCAACGGCGGCAACTTTTTGAATGTTGGCGCTGACCTGAATCATGGCGGCTGCGCACGCGGCCCCGGCGGTGTCCGGCGGCGTGGCCGCGTTCGCCACGGCTATGGCGGTGGTCAGGTCAGACTGCACCTCGTTGGCGATGGCCGTCAGATTGGTGACGGTGCTGTTGGTGCCGCCTGGTGTGGTGCCAGCGCAGCCGGCAAGCGGCAGCGCCATCATCGCGGCAAGGGCACCGTACTGGATTGCTCTCTTCATGGGACCGGTCCTCATTTGGTGGGTTTCGGCACGGGCAGCGTGATCGTGTTGGCGGGGGGCGCGGGCGGCAGAGGCAGCCCGGCGTCGATCGCGGCGTCCACCTGCGTGCGGTGCGCGGCGATGGCGGGCGGCAGGATCGTCGCCGGCGTCTTCAGGTTCGCGATGGCGCTGATCACCTGGTAGACGATCCGATACGCCTTCGGGCTGGCCGTCGTTGGCACGCCAGCCGTCGCGCCGAGCGCGGCCTGCACCGCCGCGGCGATGGCAATCGCGATCGGCACATAGACGGCGTAACGCGCGAACTGCGGCAGGGCGAGCAGGGCGGTGATCGGGTCCATGGCCTTACTGCCGCCTTTGTGCTATTGATGGCGGGCCGAAACACCCTTGCCGGGGCGCCTCGGCCCTATCCACTTGGCCGCAGGAGCACAGCCAAATGTCTGAGCATTCACCTATCACGATCGCACGCTTTTGGGAAAAGGTTGACATCCGAGGCCCGGATGAATGCTGGCCTTGGAAGGCCAGTCGTTGCTCGGGAGGCTACGGGAAGTGCACGACCAGAAGCCCGAACAAACGAACGCGAGGCGCGCACATAATTGCTTTCGAGGTCTCCATCGGTCCGACGAACGACCTCGATATCTGTCACACTTGCGACAACCCGCCTTGTTGCAACCCGGCTCACCTTTGGCGAGGAACGACGAAGCAGAACATCCAAGACATGATCGCCAAGGGGCGCCGATTTCAATTCCGAGGCTCTGACAGTGGCCGCGCCATACTCGATGAATCGAAAGTCGATGAGATTAGGGTGTTGATCGCAAGTGGGCTGCCGTACAAGCTCATAGCCCCCCGCTTCGGCATATCCGTCCAGACGATCAGCGCCATCAATACGGGCGTGGCATGGAAGCATCATGTTAGCCCGACGCGGTCCAGCCAGCCGGCATCGTAACCGTCTTCGCCCCGACGTTCACGGTGACGATTTCACCTCCGGGCGGGGGAGGGGGCGGCGGCGGTGGCGGCGGTTTCGCGGCGGGCCACGGATCATCGCCCGTGATGGCGCTCCCGAGGCCGTTCACTGCGGCGGTGAAGTCGGCCCACGCCGTCGCCTTCCCTGTCAACGCAGTGTAGCAGGACGCCAAGGCCCCGTCTGGACAGCCTGCCTGCGTGATTTGCGCCGTTGTATGCCCGAGATACGCGAGCCACCCGAGGAACACGACTCCGCAGCCCGTGGCGATGTCATCTTGGTCTGTGCTTTCGGTGGCATCCACCCAGTTTGGGTAATTCGCCGAGGCCCATGTCGGCCCGGTCGAGAACGCCGACAGCGAGCCAGTCGGCCCACCGCTCGCCGCCTCGGCCAGATACCGGCTCAGGGCCTCGCCGTTGCTCCCGCCGCAGTCCCAGCCCGTCGCCGCGTCCATCTGGAAGCACTCGACCAGCTCGGCCACGAAAAGCCCGATGTCCATCTGCGGGTTGCCGAACGCAACCGACACGTAAATGTCGCCGCCGTTCACGAAGTCGCAGGCGTAGTGGTAGGCCCCGCCGCTACCGTCGGTCTCGCCGCCGAGTGACGCCAGCACCAGGCTGACCGCGGCGCCGGGCGAGGCGAACCACGCCGCCGACTGCTTGAATGCGGCGTCGACCGCGGTGAACACCTGCTCGGCCACCGCCTGCGCCTGCGCGCCCAGCGTCGGGTCGAAGTAGACCGTGACCATGCCGTCGGGCGTGCTGCCGACAAGCTGCGTCGGAAAGTCGAAGCCGCCGGCCGGGATTGGCCGAGCAGAGACATGGCCGGTGCCGGGCGGCGGAGCGGCGTGCGCGGCCCGCTCGATGAACCGCTTGTGCCGGGCGCCGAACGCCGCGGCCTTCAGATGCGGGTCGGCGACCGTCTTGCGCGGCAGGAGGAAGCGCGGTGCGTGACAGTTGGTGCAGGTCATGGCGGGGTTCCTATCGGATGAAGCGGAGGCCGAGGCCGCCGCCAGACACGCACTCGATCAGCGCGAAGGCCACGATTATCACCGCGATAATCACGATGGCGATTATCAGAATGTTGATGATCTGCGCGATCGGCCCGCTGATCGCGACGCCGGCCAGCGACAGTATCCAGGGCACCAGTATTTTCAGGATGCCGATCACCACGCAGACGACGACAAGCCAGATCAGGAAATTCTCGATTCCGGCGGCGCTGAAGCACATGGCACTCTCCTATTTCCGGCCTTTTAGCACGGCGGCCCGCGATTTGCACGAAGCGCGTCAGCGCCCGCGCGCCAGCAGGTAGATGAAGCCAGCCACGGCCGCCAGCGAAGCCAGCAGCGACGCCGCCTGAAGCACCGCGCCGCTGAATTGCCCGACACCCACGGACTGCCCTTCCCGCAATTGCAACGCCTTGTCGGTGGCCTGCTTGTATTGCCAGAACTCGCTCTTGGTCAGCCCCTCTTGGATTTTGACGGATGCCTCCGCCTTCCAGCGGCGATCATCGGTCAGGTTGGCATCCCACACTTCCCGGCTGACGGACAGCGATTGCGCAGACAATACCCGCGCGTTCTCGTGATTGAGGTCGAGAAGCCGGCGCTGCACCTCCGCTTTGTCCTCGACGCGGACGCGCTCGCCGTGCGCGATTCGCTCTCTCAGGTTCTGGAAAGCCCAACTCAGTTCCCGCCGGTGCCCGGCATTGGCCTCCTGCACCAGCGTTATGGCGGTGGCGACCGTCCAGCCGCCGACCGGGGGCTTCGCTTCGGGAACGCAGCGCGGGATTTCGGCGTCATAGCTCATGCCGTCAGTCTAACACGGGAGCGTGACAGGAGCGTAAATGGTCAGGCGGGCGGTTTGGCCGCGTGCTGTGCGCGCACCCAAGCCCGCTGCTCCGCGGTGAGCGGCGGGTCGGCCGCCCGCGCCGCCGCCGCCCATTCCATATCCTTGGCCGATGACGAATGCCCTGGGGGCGGTCGCATTTCCACTGGTGACCTGGCCGCCGTTCGCGTGGCTGCCCTGGTTGTCCGCGCTGCCGGCTCCCCCGACATATCCTTCGGTGGCACCTCCAGTCTTGTATCCAGCCCCCCCCACCACCACTGCCTCCCGACATGACGCCGCCTTTGGTGATCGTGCCGACGGATGGCAAGCCAGTTGCTGCGCTAAGGATGTTGCCATTCCCGCCGGCGCCGCCATAGGCACCTGTCGTCACGTCGACATTCTGGCTAGCGGCGACATTGGCAGTGTTGTCCCATCCCCGCGATCCTCCGCCAGCTTGGCGCGCCGAAATGGTGGACGCGTAGTTTCCTCCACTCCCCTTTGCTGAGAGGAAGGACCCGATCGTGGTATTTTGCCCTTCAACACCGGCTGCATTGCCGCCAGCGCCGATGGTAATCGCCCATGGGGCCGCCGGCAGGCTGGAGATGAGATACTTCTGCCGCCGAAACTGGGCACCCCCTCCGCCGCCTCCGCCAAGCCAGGGCGAAGAGCCAGTCCCGGTGTTTTCCGCGGCGATCCCAGCACCGCCACCGCCGGCCGCGGTGAACTCCACAAAAGTTGCTGCGGTCGGCGGCGTCAGGTCCTGTGAAGATGTGATGAATGTCTGCTGGGGCGTGAACCCACCGCCGCCTGCCACAGGCAGGGTGGTGCGAAGATTCTGCCCAGGCGAATTCGGGTCGGCGGCAGGCACCTCCAAGGTGCCGCTATTCGCGACCGACGTCATCTGACTGATCTTCAAGTTTCCAGCCAAGGCCCAGCCTCCATTTCGCCGCCGCTATAGCCGCTTAACGCGATTCGTCCACAGGTCAGTACAGGTTGTAAACAGCCGATGGCGTCGCCGAGATCGGCGCCCACCAGGTCACGCCGAAGGGATAGATGTTGTCTCCCAACTGGCAATTGACGACGATCCCAGTCCCATCAGAGAGCGTCAGA